ACACAGAAATCCATTATGTCAGAAACCACAAATGAATTAGAGAATAAGACTTTTGTTATTACAGGAAGCGTAAATCATTACCAAAATCGTGATACTCTCAAAGCTGATATTGAAGCTCATGGTGGCAAAGTCGTAGGAAGCGTATCTTCTAAAGTAAATTATCTTATCAATAATGATATAAATTCAACAAGTTCTAAAAATAAGAAAGCAAAATCTTTAAATATCCCAATCATTTCAGAGGATGAATTTTTATCAATGCTTAACAACTAAAAAGAGAATATATTAGTGTACCAATCAATAAAACGAAAGGAAACTATATATGAAAAGAAAGAAACTAGCAACTATGTTAGTGGTCGCTTTTGCTATATCTGCAACATCTGTCGCCCCTGTTATGGGGGCTGAAGATGAAGACATTAGTAAATACGACTGCGATTACAAACCTTGGTTGGAGATGAATGCAGGTGTGAGTAATACGCTTGCATCTGCATGGGCATCTGAAACCACATTTGAATCTTATTGGACTACAACTGCTGTTAATGTGAGAACCAAACCGAATACTGATTCAGAGATTGTAACCACGTTGCTCTTAAATCAGCAAGTTAGTGTAGCTTCATTCGACAATGAATGGGACTTAATATATTGGAATGACAATATCTATTACATTAGCAAGGACTATCTTCAAGATCATGAGGCTGAGTTTGAAATGTTTGATGTGCCATATGCAGCACATAAGACATGGATGCCATACACAGCAATTACAAAGAGAGAAAGTTCTCAATATATACTTCAACACACATCTGCTTATACTGGTAAGTATGGCATTCGCATGGTTGGAGATAGATATTGTGTGGCTCTTGGTTCGTATTTTGGATGCGAGATTGGTGATAAATTTGATTTAATATTGGCGAATGGCACTGTAATTCCCTGCATTATGTCTGATGAAAAGGCTGATATACATACTGATTCAAATAACATAATCACTAAAGAAACTAACTGTTTGAGTGAATTTGTTGTTGACAAATCAGCATTGGATATAAGTGCTAAAAGGTCAGGCGATATATCAAGTGTATGTCAAGAATGGAACAGTCCAGTAGTACAGATAAGAGTATTAAATAAGGAGGATAAATGAGTTCAGAAGAATTTATGAAAAAAGAATTCACTTTAAATTTGGACAGCTTAACCGATTTGGAAGAGTTCGTCCACTTATTAATAAGTAAAATTTCTGCTGATGTAGATGGCTGTTACGAGCATCAGATAGTAGATGCCAAGTCATTTATGGGTATGGTTAGTATATCAACACATCCTGTTACTGTAAGAATTAACAGTGATGATGAGAAGGAGGTTGAACTGTTCAATGGAATTTGCGCACGATATTCCTACTCCAGATAGTATGGATACTTATTTAGGAATTGATGTTGACTTAGTAACATTAGAAGATTGTGAAGACCTTCACAGATTTAAAAATAAGAACGTTATTATAAATGACGGTCATATAGTTAATTGGGTGGTTGAGTCATGAGTTTATTGGTATTAATGGGTAAATCGTGTTCTGGCAAAGATACTATCGCAAATGAATTAGTAAACAAATATGGCTATGAAAACCTTGTATCTTACACGACTCGCCCAATGAGAGATGATGAAATTCAAGACCAAACATACCATTTTATTTCAGAGGATGAATTCATTAGCAAAATAAATGATGGGTTTTTCCTTGAATATAGAAAATATCTTTCTGCAAGTGGCTTATGGTACTACGGCACAGCAAAAGAAGATTATGAAAAAGAATCTAAAATGGTATCAATTCTAACACCTGATGGTGTAAATACTCTTATTTCTAAGGGTATAAATCCCAAAGTTATATACATATATGCCAACCAAACTACAATTAAAAATAGGTTATTAAAACGTGGCGACAACAGAGAAGAAGCTGAAAGAAGAATGAAAGCTGACAACGTAGATTTTCGTGGAGCTGAGATGTTGGCGAATCGAATTATCTATAACAATGAAGGAAAAGAGCTTTCAGAAGTCGTAAATGAAGTATTGAAATATTGAAATGGGGGTGATTCAGATTAATTATAGTGGTTTACGTCCCATCGCTTATAGTGGTGGGATAACTACCACTCGTCAATTAATAAGAGAGCTACAAGATATGGGGGATAATTTTATAACAGTTGTCGTTGGAGACAGAGAATATATAATTGACCATATTACAACTGTAAAAACTCATGCAAATATGGATGACAGTTGCATACATAAAGCTCTTATATGTAATGAGATGAGTGGTAAAAATATAATAAGGTAGGTGAAACATATGCCAGATATATCAATGTGCAGTAGTGATAATTGTCCTATGAAAGATAAGTGTTATAGATCAACCGCTACTGCAAGTAAATATCAAAGTTGGAGTAACTTTGAATATACGTGTAACGAAAACAGTGGATATGCAGATTTTATACTGAATAAACGAATGGGAAAAAGAAAGGAGAATAAATGAAATTCAATTTTATAGATTGTATAGAATTTGAGATTGATTGGAAAGCTGTGGCAGCGATTGCAGCATGTGTACTTGGTTATACAATCATAACAGTAATTTAGAAAGGAGATAAAATTTGAAAATAATTAAGAGAGATTGTTCAGAAGTTGATTTTGATAAATCAAAAATTTCAACAGCAATTCTTAAAGCAATGAAAAATGGTTCAGGTATTGTAAAACCAAAGATTGCAGAAGTTATTGCAAATGAGATTGAAAATGAATGTAAAGATAAGAATGAGGCAAGTGTATCTGATATTGAGTCAATGGTATTTGATAAATTGATTACTAAGAAACAGAGACTTACTGCAAAAGCTTATGAAGGATATAGAAGTATTCGTGAGTTCCAAAGAGAGAATGAGAATACAACAGATATAGAGATTCATGATCTTGTGGAAGACAAAGACGAATATTGGAAAGATGAAAATGCAAACAAAAATCCAGTATTAAATCCTACCAAAAGAGATTATATTGCTGGATCTGTTAGTACAGATATGACAAAAAGATATTTATTATCTCCTGAAATAATTCAAGCTCATAATGAAGGACTAATTCATTTTCATGATGCCGATTACTTCTTGCAGCATATGCATAACTGTGGGTTGGTCAATTCTGAAGATATGCTTCAAAATAATACCGTAATTAGCGAAACTCTTATTGAAACGCCACATAGTTTTTCGACTGCTTGCAATATCGAAACACAAGCAATTGCTCAGATTGCCAGCAATCAGTATGGTGGACAGAGTATTTCTCTAGCCCATTTAGCCCCATTTGTTGATGTAAGTAGAAAATCAATCAGAAAGAAAGTAACAGAGGAATTATATAATAATGGATTGATTAGTGAGTATAATGAAGACCTTGCAGAAGTCATTAATATAACAAATAAACGATTAAAAGAAGAAATAGAAAAAGGTGTTCAGACAATTCAGTATCAGTTAGTTACACTTATGACAACAAACGGACAAGCACCTTTTATTACAATTTTTATGTATCTGAACGAAGCAAAGAACAGTCAAGAGAAAGCTGACTTAGCGATGCTAATCGAAGAAATGCTTCGTCAAAGAATTCAAGGAGTAAAAAATGAAGATGGCGTTTATATTGCTCCTGCATTTCCAAAGCTTATTTATGTATTGGAAGAAGATAATATTACAGAGGATTCAAAATACTGGTATCTTACAGAATTAGCTGCTAAATGTACATCTAAGAGACTTGTCCCTGATTACATATCTGAAAAAATGATGCTTGAATTAAAGGGTGATGTCTATACATGTATGGGCTGCCGAAGTTTCCTTACTGTAGATAGATTTACGGATAAAGTGGGAAATATTGCAAATGCAAAGAACTTTGATCCGAATAGACATAAATATTATGGACGATTCAATCAGGGGGTTGTAACGATTTCACTTCCAGATATTGCTTTCTCATCTGACGGAGATTTTGATAAGTTTTGGGAAATTTTTGAGGAAAGAACAGAATTATGTCATAAAGCATTAAGAGCAAGACACGAGCGATTACTTGGTACATCTTCTGATGTAGCACCTATTCTATGGCAGCATGGAGCATACGCTAGATTAAAGAAACATGAGAAAATCGACAAACTTCTTTATGATGGTTATTCTACAATATCACTTGGTTATGCTGGTTTATATGAATGTGTAAAATTTATGACTGGTCACTCTCATTCGGATGAAGGAATTGGCGAAGAGTTTGGATTAAAGGTTATGCAGGCGTTAAATGATAAATGTAATCAGTGGAAACAAGCAGAAAATATTGATTATAGTTTGTACGGAACACCATTAGAGTCCACAACTTACAAATTTGCAAAGTGCCTAAAATCTCGTTTCGGTAACGATATCTTTGAAAAATTAGATGGTTTCGATAGAAATTATATTACTAATTCATATCATATTCCTGTCTTTGAACATATCACAGCATTTGAAAAGTTAAGAATCGAATCAAAATTTCAAAAATTGAGTCCAGGAGGAGCAATTTCATATATCGAAATACCAAGTATGAGCCATAATATTTCTGCCATACTAGAAGTTATTAAATTTATTTATAACAATATCATGTATGCAGAGATCAATACAAAGAGTTGTTATTGTGAAAAATGTGGCTTTGATGGTGATATTCCTCTTGTATCAGACGAAAACAATAGACTTAAATGGGAATGTCCTAGCTGTGGAAATACTGATAATACAACAATGGATATAGCATTTAGAGTTTGTGGTTATATTGGCACTGCAAAGAATGGTGGTAATCAGGGTAGATATGGCGACATTCATGACCGTGTCTATCATTTGGATGACATGGAATATACGGAGGATTAAATATGAGATTTGCAAGTATGCGCAATCTTGATATTTCAAATGGAGAGGGAGTTGGAGTCTCCCTCTTCGTTCAAGGGTGTGATAGACATTGTTTTAACTGTTTTAATCCTGATACTTGGGATTTTAATGGTGGTAAAGAATGGACAGAAGAAGCAAAAAATAAATTTATAAAGCTTATTGATAGACCATATATTAATCGAATTTCTGTTCTAGGGGGCGAACCTTTAGCGAAACAAAACCTCGATGAAGTCTTGTCTCTAATTAAAGAAATCCGTATTTCTTTTACTGAGAAAACCATTTGGTTATATACTGGCTTTTGTTGGAACGACATTATGTGTTCTTTTGCAGGATTACAAGCTGATTGTGTTGTTTTAGATAAAAAAGACATTGAAGCATGGGAAAAGAGAAGAAAGATAATTTCTAATATAGATGTTCTCGTTGACGGAGAATATATAGATGAGCAGAAAGACCTATCATTAAAATTCAGAGGTTCAAAAAACCAACGAGTCATTGATGTAAAACAATCTCTTGCTCAGAACAAAATAGTTTTATATTGTGATTAAGAACTAAGGAGAATATATAATATGGAAACAATTAAGATTAAATATTTTGATAAGGACATTGATAAAATTAAAAAAATCAATAAGGGCGACTGGGTTGATCTCAGAAGTGCCGAAACCATAAATCTGAAGAAAGGTGAATTTCGTCTGATCCCATTAGGAGTTGGAATGAAACTTCCAGAGGGATATGAGGCGAATATTGTACCACGTAGCAGTACATATAAGAATTTCAAGGTATTGCAGACAAATAGTTTTGCGGTGATCGACAACAGCTATAGTGGAGACAACGATCAGTGGCTCTACCCTGTAATTGCAATGGAAGATACAATTATTCACAAGAATGATAGAATCTGTCAGTTTAGAATAAATAAGGTTCAGCCAGAGATTGAGTTCGAGGAGGTAGAGCATTTAGACGAAGTATCTCGTGGTTCATTTGGTTCTACAGGGGTAAAATAATTGGCAATACCGAATGGATTTAAAATAATTAATTTAAACAATATTAAAAATTATTACTATATTTCTGAAATTGGTGAAGTGTATTCGACATATTCTAATAAGATTTTAAAACCTAAATGCGATAATGATGGCTATTTTTCAATTTCATTATGTACAAATAACAATGAAAGAAAAACATATTATATACATCAATTGGTAATTAATACATATGTAGAAAATGCACCAATATATATGAAAGATCCAACAGTAGATCCATATTGATGGAAATAGAACAAATAATTATTATAAAAATTTAAGATGGATTGAGCGCAAAGTTAATTCAAGTATAAGAAAAAATAGAGGTATTGGCGAAAATAACCACGAAGCCATACTTACAGAAATACAAGTAATTGAAATATGCGAATTAATCATGCAAAAACAATTTACTTTACAACAAATAGCGAATAAATACAATGTTGACAAATCTACTATATCTAATATAAAACGAAAAAAAATCATGGAAACATCTGACAAAGTTTTACAATTTCCCAATAAAAATACAGAAAAATAAATCTCAAAGCATTAAGCAGAAAGAAGAAATTATTAATCTACTTAATCAAAGTATTAAACCTACAGATATTGTAAAAATGGGATATCCGCAGACTGTGGTATATAGATATAGACAAAAATTATAATCGTGTAATACATCGGTTCAACTGGAAAGGCGTGATTATGAATAAAGAAGATAAAATGCTGTATACAGTCAAAGAAGTTGCTTCAACACTAGGAGTCAATGTACATGTTGTATACGACCTTATTAAGAAAGGTCTTTTACCTGCTATGAAACTAGGCAGTTTAAAAGTGAGAAAACAGACACTTGAATCTTTTCTTGAAAAATATGAGGGTATGGATTTGACTGATCTCGACAATATATCAGAACTGAATAACATTGCATAATACATATGGGAATGGTATAATATTTACTGTTCCCATTATTTTTGTGTAGACTTTTAACACGGTGTTCATGGACACATCATGGACACATTCGAGAAAATTATCTTATAACACACCACAACATCTTATAACACAATACGACACACACCATTTTGTGTTAAGCCTTGATTTTACTGCATTTGTGAGCATTTTATAACATAATTGAACATAATTTAATATTTATACTTCGGAATGGGTAATAACCCAATGGTTGGTGCTACAGTAGCAGTTGCCGTTTCTGTTCAGCAGGCTTCTGATGAGGGCAAATTCTAAATAGAAAGCTTGATTTTATAGGCTTTTTGGAGACTTCCGTTTAAATTAAGACGGAAGTCTCTTTTTATATTCTCATATTAAAAGAGGTATCTAAATAGCTCCGCGTCAACATCGCGTCAACATTTTTTCGGCTTGTTGGCGCAAAATAATGAAAAATTGCAGTTCGTTGACGTGAGAAGAAATACTTTGTATTTTTGTTGACGCGAAAAAATACTTTGTTAAATTTTTTAGCCTCGCAGGTCATAGATTTCAAAGAGTCGATTTATTAGTATTACTTATATATTCATTATGTGGAAGGAGAATTATATGAGTGAGATTATGGTAAGAGAACGTTTTTTGAGGTCTGGCAAAAAAGTATATGAGTATTCATTTGAGATGGCAAGTGTTGATGGAAAAAGAAAGCGTAAATCAAAATCTGGATTTGCTAGTAAAAGGGACGCAAGAATAGCTGGAAGAAAAGCATTATCTGAATATGAAAATGTGGGACAGGTAATGGTAGATAGGGATATTTCATATGCTGATTTTTTGGATTTATGGATGGAAAATGATTGTAAACTGACATGTAAGGAAAGTACATTATATGGCTATGAGAAAAAAATCAGATTATATCTTAAACCGGAGTTAGGGGGATATAGAGTATCCAGTATAGATAAAAAGATATTGCAGACTTTTATAACAGATTTATATAATGATGGATTTTCAATAAATACTATTATTTCAATTAAAGGTTTGCTGACAAAATCATTTAATTATGCATTAGAAAATCATTATATAATGACTTCACCTGCTAATAAGCTTGTAATTCCGCAAAATATGCAACCCGATAAACCAACAAGACGGAAAGAACATATTTATTTAACAAAAGATAATATAGATTCTTTATTTGAAAGGTTTCCTAAAGGAACATCTTCATTTGTTCCACTACAGATAGCGTATCATACAGGGATGAGACCGGGAGAGGTTTTCGGTTTGGTATGGGATGATATTGATTTTGACAATAAAGTGATAAATGTAAATAGACAGATACAGTGGCGTCAGGTTAAACGCTCAAAAAAGGACATCAAAAAAACTAATGGAACGTCAGAATCGTTGGGATATTGGTATTTTACATCACCAAAATATAAATCGTACAGGGTTATTGATATTGATGATGTACTTGTTTCTATTTTGAAAGAAGAGTATGAAAAACAGAAGAGAGATGAGGAGTATTATGGTGAATTTTATAAGAAATATTATTCAGAATTTCAATTATTGTTTTCGGTTCAAAAAAATAAAGAAAAAGAAATTCCACTAAATGAAGTATCTACTAAAGAAACTGATTTCGGAGTAGATTTTGTATGTAGGAGAGAAGATGGCTCATATGTGACTTCACGAACATTACAGAATGTTTCTAATGCTGTTCATAAAGAACTGGATATCCCAGGTTATGATACTTATAGTTTAAGACATACACATGGAACAATGTTAATTGAAAATGGAGCAGATATGGTTTATGTGCAGAGAAGATTGGGACATAAAAATATAAATGTTACAATGAATATTTACACTAATCATCTAACTCCAATAATTAAATCTAGAAATAATATTACGCTAAATAATATGTATTAATCCAAATGCTGTGTGGGGGCAGAAAGCGCCCCCAAAATGTCAAAGTGGGGGCAAAAAACGCCCCCGCAATTCGGACACGACAAAATCCGGATGAAAGGCAGTTATAAAGTGGGGGCAGAAAGCGCCCCCAAAATAGCAAAGTGGGGGCAGAAAGCGCCCCCAAAGTAGCAAAGTGGGGGCAAAAAGCGCCCCCACTTTCATAAACAGAGGGTTTTAGGGAGATTTTCTCCCTAACTAGATGGCATTAGGACAGAGATGTCTCTAATGAGTATCTAGCCGTAAACCTAAAAGATTCAGACAGGCGTGCTGGTGGAAGAGATATACAAAACACGGATAAAGGAGGTGCAGGAAAGTCCTTTGAGATGATGGCTGCCTGCATGGAGCAGAAGAGACTCGGAGTTGCCAATAAGACAATCATGGTTGTTCCAAAGCCGCTTATCGGTCAGACTGCATCAGAGTATTTAAGACTTTATCCGTCAGCAAATATCCTGGTTGCCACAGAGCGTGATTTTGAAAAGAGCCGCAGAAAGCAGTTCGTATCAAGGATTGCGACAGGTGACTACGAGAAGATCGAAGATGGTGTCAGCAAAGCAAAATATAACTATAAGTACAACGATTCCAACCAGCTCATCAAGCGGACCAATGCAAAGATATGGAACGATCCGGGAACGACCTACAGCTACGATGAAGATGGCAATCTGATTCAGGAATGCGATAAGACAAACAGTGCAGATCCGGTTACTTATGAATATACAGCAGAAAATCGTCTGGCAGCGGTAAAACAGGGTGGAGTTGTCCTGATGGCAGTCATGTATGATGGAGATAACAACCGGGTATTCGAACTTGATAACACCTATAAATGGGAAGACTGTTATGGCGATGAAGTCCTGATCCCGGAGAACCAGCGTACAGAAGATGGAGACAGTCCGAAAGAACAGCTTGCATCTCTGGTAAAAAGGCAGTTCAAATGCCAAAGGATACACACTGACAGAGTATATCAACGACATTAATCGTGAGAATACAGAAGTCCTCGCAGAGTATGGGGTAGACGAGAAAGTCCGTCAGGCTTATACTTATGGAGAAAGTGGAATCGGAGAACGTATAAGCGTTGATAAATCCACAGAAAGCAGTTATTATTTATATGATGGCAGAAACAGCGTAACCGGAATCCTGACCGAAACAGCTAATCTGACGAACAGTTATCAGTACGATCCGTATGGAAACCTTACATCAGGAACAGCAGATGGAGTCAATTATTACGGCTACAATGGGGAGTTCACAAATGTAAAAACAGGACTTCAGTATCTGCGGGCAAGATACTATAACGCAGAGAACGGAACCTTTACAACTGAAGATAGTGATCTTGGAACGACAGAAAATCCATTAACCAGAAACCGTTATGCATATACATCCAATAATCCGGTAAACTATGATGATCCGACAGGACATTCATGGTGGAAAAAAGCAGTGAGTGCGGTGAAGAATGTTGGTAAGAAGATTGTTAATACAGCGAAGAAGGTTGTGAAAACAGTCGTCAATACGGTCAAAAAGGTAGCCAGAACTGTTACAAATGCTGTGAAGCGAACAGCAAAAACTGTAATAAATGCAGTCACACACACGAAGACATATCAATCTGTGAAAAATCGTGTTACAAGCAGTGGAACTTACCAGAAGATCGTATCAAAAGGCAGCAACTTCATCAGAAATGTAGGAAGCGGACTGCAAAAGGCTGGAAAAACATATACATCTTTCCAGTCATATGTAGCAGAACGGAGAGCAGAAATCCGTGCAGAAGTTATTCGTCAGATGTGTACAACAGCAGACCGTATTTCAAATCAGTTAGGAAAAGTCGACTGGAAGAAGGTAGGAATTGCAGTTGTAGCTACTGGAGCTGCGATTGGAGTCGGTGTCCTTACAGGTGGAGTAGGTATTGCAGCAGTCGGTGCACTTGGATTGACAGAAGGAACTCTCGGAGCAGCCATAGTTGGTGGAGCTGTAACAGGAGCTATCGGAGGCGCAACGTATAGCGGTGTAAGCTCAGGATTATCAGGGAACAGCCTGAAACAGGTAGCAAAAGATACTTTGACCGGAGGGCTGACAGGAGCTGTAGCTGGTGGCGCAATGGGTGGTCTTGCTTATGGAGCTGATAAAGCTATAGGAGCTGTGAAAAATGTAATAAAAGGAAGTAGCAGTTCACCAAAGCCGGGGCATATCACGGAAGTAGCAAAGAAAAACTTGGCTGATATAGGAAATAAATCTGAACCACAATTGGATTTAGGGAATGGTGATCCATATGAATTGCTGAAAAAGCGTGGAATCCCAACTACATTGTCAGATGAAGAACGAGTAGCAGCCGATGCATATGGTTTGGTTGCCAAAAAACAGGTACATGGCAATAGTAAAAATAGCACAAAGATACAACATGGTTATGAAATATATGAAAAAGAAACAGGAGATGTTGTAAAAACTGGAATAAGTGGGCAAAAGTTAAATGTAAATCAAACATCTCCAAGAGCAAATAGTCAAGTGAATAAATGGAACAAAATAGAAGGTGAGGGAAAATATGAGGCAAGAATTGTTGAAAAGGATATGCAAAATAGATCTAGTGCATTGGAGTGGGAGAGAAATAACACGAATAGATTAAGCAGAGAAGGAAATACATTAAGCCATCATAAACGACCTAAACCGGAATAGTTAAAACATAAGAAAGCATGACATTCCTTAACATTAAGAAAGATGTTAAGGAATGTCATGAAAGGAGAGAAAAATTGAAACTAAAAGAATTTGATTTTGATTATCCATATGAAAAAAATGAAGATTATATTCAAAGTCTGTTGGATGATGGATATGAATATCTTCAAGCGACGAAAAAGGATTATGAAAAAAATCATAAAGCAAGCAGAATCAATTTTAGAATGCAAACAAGATGTATTACTGCATTTGTTGAAAGATTGGTTGAAAAAGTAAATACACCCAATTTTTGGAAAATATTGATTAATTGTGGGAGTAATATAGAAAAGAATGAAAATAAAGTAGTGGGAGGGGTTTATGAAGTTGATTATGAATTGAATATTGAGGAGTTTATGTATTTGTCTGATATAGAAAAAAAGATGATGACATTACAAGTTCTCAAGGAAACTGTAATTAAGGTATTTGAAGAGTTACAGATTGACAGTACTGATTTTGAAAAGGCATGTGAGCAAATAAAAAACTGTAATTATAAAAACGAATGGATATGGAAAAAAAAGAAAAACAAAAATTTTATTGCTGAAATAGTTCTTGTTCATGAAGTTAAAACGGCTCAAATATTTCTTAGAATTTATAAAAATAAGGAATATATTAGAGAGTTCGAAATATTGTCGACTTATCCAGATGAGTTTTATTTTTCACAATATTTGGGAAGAATAAAATGGGTAGATGATAAAACTGTAGCCATTGAACAGAAAAATGGAATCAATTATTTATTAATTGATATAAATAGAGGAATTATAAAAGACTGGAGTGAGAAAGAATAAAATCATATGATTATGCTGAATAAAATGAGCAAAAAAAATATATTATTTGTTGGTTTGGCAATTAGTGCCTTATGCATGACATCTTGCTCCAAACAACCAGATTTCGATGCCAAATCCTACGTTCAATCTTCTCTCGATGCAGAGTATCATGAACAATACGCAGATTATGCGAATCTGATGGAGATCTCAGAAGAGGATGTGAAGAAACAGGTCGTAGAAGATTTCAATGAAAGCATCCGTCAGCAATTTGCTTCTTCCGATAACATCACAGAAGAGGAGATTGCAGCTTACACAGAGAAGATGGCAGAGGTTAAAAAAATGGCGAAGTACAAGGTGCAGGATGAGAAAAAGGATGAGGATAGAAATTACACGGTCAGTGTAAAAGTTGAACCGTCCGATGTATTTCAGACATTGCAGCAGAGTTCCGCAGAAGTCAGCAAGGAAAAGATTGCACAGGGAATGAAAGAAACGGATCCGGGTGTATTTGCATCTGTTTTAACGGAAAGCGTGCAGAAGAGCATTGATAAGAACAGCTATGGAGATCCGGTGACGGTAACTGTAAAAGTGGAAAAGAATCATTCAATATTTGACGATATTGCTTCCGCTAAAGAGAAAAGGGGATAAAAGATGGTAACAAAAAAACAGATAACAAATGATTGGGAGCAACTTTTTCCAGAATTAAAAAAGACTCGATTACTTGAAATGGATAATAGATTAGGACCATTGATAACAGGAATTTATCTAAAAGTAGTTAGAAATATGTACTATACACCTGTTGCTTATGTGCATAATTTATGCAGTGAAGAGTCTAACATAATAACATCATTAGAGTGTACAAGTGAAACAATAGAGTTAGAAAAACATGAAGAAAGATATATGTTTTCAGCAGAAAGGTTAAAAAATAAATTGTTGATTCCACTTAAAGGCGATGTCTCAATAGATAAAATTATAGAAGGCTATAAGTCCTTTTTAAGTAATCCAAGAAGAAAATCATTTGAAGAATATAAAGATATTGCTCTGGTTTGTGGATGGTATGGAGAAAAGAAAATACTTGACGATATTCTCGAATATATTTGGAATAATGTGCAAAAGGATAAAAATCATCCTTTTTTTAGAAATAAAGATAGAGGGGTAGAAGGATGGTTTGAAAAAATTTGCGAGGACTCAAATGATTACGAGAGACTTCATGAAATATGTGAGAGAGAAATACAAAAACATAAAGTAGAAAAGTTGCCATATAGAAACATTATTTAAACTCAGGTATATAAGAAAATGCAAGTAGAAGAATGTGTAAAAAAATTAAAAAGCAAAGGTATTATTGATTCCAGAGAAATATATATATGCATCATTAAAAAATATAATAGGTGGAATGTTTGGAAGCATAAGAGGATTAGTTTTGTTATGCATATATGAGGATGTTTTATATATTTATCGAGCCAATATTGATAATTCTTATGGCGAACGATTAGCGAAAATTTATATTCCAAATATGAAAAATATCCAAGGAAAAGCCGGATTATTTGGTGGAAAGTTTTCTTTCAAGTATGAAGGACAAGAATATAAATTTAAACTGCCATCAAAGGCCGGAAAATTTGTGGATTTTTTTGTAAAGTAAAAGTATGAGGATAACAGGATGAAAAACTTACAAAAGTATCTAATGATTTTGGGAACGATAATGTTAAGTATTGGGATTAGTGCGTGCTCTAAACAACCAGACTTCGATGCCAAATCTTACGTCCAAAGTTCTCTTGATGCATACTATCATGGAGAATATAAGGACTATGCGAATCTGTTAGAACTCTCGGAAAAAGATGCAAAGAAAGAAATCGAAGAGGATTTTAATGAGAGCATCCAACAGCAATTTGATGATTCCGATAACATTACGGATAAAGGAATTGCTGATTATACGGAAAAACTGTTATTGTAAAAGTATCCGTGGAAAAAGATAATTCAGGAAAATATGGTCTTTCGGATACAGAGATGAATAAGCTGGAAGCAACGATGTTTCCAACAGAATAGGTTAATCTATGAAACTGTTTCAAGTATGAATGATAAAGATCAAAGGAAAAACGTATTGTGTGATTTGGTTATTAAATATCCTGACGTATTATCAGATATCAGGTTGTTTAAGGCGCTGATATTAGATTACATTCCAAATGACAAATTAAAGAAAAATTTACTTATTGGTTGTTTGGAAGAAGATATACCACAGGAGATAAGTTCAATCAAGGATATATCTTCACAACAGATGTACAGATTTGAAGAAAAACTGGCAAAAGCATATGGATGTAACCATATGCTTGCTAATGAAGTTATTGAGATGTGGTATGAGGCATTGAAATGTAAAGTCAAGGAGAAGAAAATGTACTTGGTCAAGACGATAAAAGGTGATATAACGAAAGTAACAGATGTGCAGGCAATCGTAAATGCAGCAAACAGCGCTCTTCTTGGAGGAGGCGGAGTAGATGGTGCAATTCACAGAGCCGCAGGACCGGAACTTCTGGTGGAGTGCAGGACACTTCACGGATGTGATACGGGAGAGGCTAAAATCACTAAGGCATATAATCTGCCATGTGATGATGTTATACATACTGTCGGACCGATATGGAATGGTGGAAGAAATAGAGAAGAGGAACTTCTTGCTAACTGCTATTTTAATTCTATGAAGTTGGCAATGGATAATGGAATAGGGTCTATTGCATTTCCTTCCATATCAACGGGAGCATATGGTTTTCCGGTTGAGTTGGCAGCAAAGATTGCAGTACATACAGTAAACAGGTTCTTGCAAGATAATCCGGACAGCTTCGATTTGGTGGAATGGGTGCTGTTTGATACTCAGACTGAATCGGTGTATGAAGCCGAGGTTGATAAATTATACGACAAATAATTGGATTAATTATAGCAGACTTTATATATGACAGATATTTGAGACACATACACCATTAAAAATAGAATATAAGGATGCGTAGGAACGATAAAATGAATTCATGCGGGAAAGGCATGGATTCTTTTTTTGGCTTCGAACGGAAGTCCTTTCTGTAAAAAATATTTAAGTATATTAGAAGCAGATGCAAATGTCGTGTTAACACGACAAAATTGTCGCGTAAACACGGTCGGCAATTTATCCATGACAATATACAATAAACATGTGCTTGAGAGAGCACGTCACGAGAGTGAAGGCGCCGGAGCTCTCCAATACGAAATCGTAAAGGAGATAATTTATTATGAGTAAGAGAAAAATATCACATGCAGAGGAGTATGGATGTTAATTGATGGAGGTGGCAGAAGTGAGCAGAACTAAATTTGATCCATATGTGATTGGAAATAATATAAGAGATTTACGTGAAAAAAGAAAAATGACACAGATGAAGGCGGCTGAGGAAATGGATATGAGTTTATGTCATTATGCACGAATTGAGGAAGGCTCAAAGGGAATGAGTATTCAGATGCTTTTTAGATTTATTAATTTTTACAAAACTGATGCAAATACGATTTTAGGAACACATTTAGGAGGGATGGTGTAAAATGGATAAAAGGGATTTAAAAGACGAAAAGCTTTTGTACAATGTGCGTGAGACGGCAGCGGTATTAGGGGTGAATGTGCATCTGGTATATGAGCTGATTAACAGAAAACTATTACCTGCACTTCGGTTAGGTAGTCTAAAGGTTCGTAAATCAACATTGATAGATTTTGTTGAGAGATATGAAGGAATGGATTTGTCTGATTTGGACAACATAAAAGAATTGCAACAGAATATGAATTAGTGACATTAAGGTCAGTCTTGGAATCATCATGGTGTGGAAAGACTGACCTTGTAGCGTGTAATAGGCTAATTTGAAATCATTACAGAACATTACATGACATGGTGAAAATATATTATTAAACGGAAGAATTTCGTGGCTGCAACATGGATATCGAGGTGGCAAGGGTGGCTTATGAAGGGATGAAATATCACATCTGGTATTGACATAGCCGAACGGCTTAGTATATTATAAATATATTAAAAATAAGCCGTTCGACCTTTTTTAGTTTGCGCAATATTAAAATAAGCCGTTCGACTATGCGACAAGGAGGCGTCATGAAAATAGCAGATGCAGAAGCTTTTGGAAACGAATTACGTACACGCAGAAAAGAATTGGGATATACACAGGCTTATATCGCTGAATTTACAGGATTTAGCGTCAGCTTTATATCTGATTTGGAAAGAGGAAAGGAAACGTGTGAGATTGGAAAGGCGATTGAGATTGTAAATCTTTTAGGTATGGATTTATGTATGGAAAAGCGAGGTAAATAAAATGAGAGATTTTCATGTATTTATTGAACAGCAGGGAGAGCAGATCTATGTTGGTAAGATAACAGGAAGTGGATCTGAAGATGCGGTATTTTCCTATGCGCAAGAGTATTTGGATAATCCGTCAAGTTGTCCTATTTCAATTCATCTTCCATTGCAGGCGCAAAACTTTTCGGCAGAAGAAACAAGCCTTTTTTTTGAAGGTCTTCTACCGGAAGGTTTTACAAGGAAGTGTGTAGCCGGATGGATTCATGCAGATGAATATGATTATCTTACAATATTAGCTGCTTTGGGGAGGGAATGTCTGGGTGCTATTCAGATTATTGAAGATGGCATGGATGTCCCCAAAGCTGGTTATCAGAAACTTACAAAGGAAGATGTATGCAGATTGGCGAAAGAAGGTGCTTCAGAAGCGGCAGAGTTGGTTACAAAAGCTCATTTGTCTCTAACCGGAGCCTCTGGTAAAGTGGGATTATATTATAAGATAGACACAAATGAATGGTATTTACCAATTGGAGCAGCTCCGAGTACGCATATTGTGAAACAAAGTCATGTCAGATTAGATGGGATTGTAACCAATGAACAGCTATGTTTACAGACAGCCAAAAATCTGGGAATTGATGTGCCGGACAGCTTTGTGATAAATGTAGGAACTGGTAAGGATGAAGATGTGTTATTTGCAACACATAGGTATGATAGAATTATTGACGAAAAATGTAGGGTTATGGATGGGTTAACAGTTCCGTTTCGACTGCACCAAGAGGATTTTTCGCAGGCCATGGGTATATCATCCGGTCATAAATATGAGCATAATGGAGAAGGTTACCTAAAAAGAATGTGTGATATTTTGAAAAAATATTCCTCGAATCCAATGGAAGATCAGCTAAAACTATGGGATATCTGTGTATTCAACTATCTCATAGGGAATACAGATAATCATATTAAGAATGTATCACTTCTTTATTCTTCTGATATGGCATCCATACGATTAGCACCAGCTTACGACATTGTATGTACGATGATCTATCCAAGCAGTACTACGGAGATGGCTGTTTCGATTGGATGTGAATATGACATTAATAAAATCAAGCGAGAGCATTTTTGCCGTGAGTTGAAAAATATCGGGATTGGTGAAAAACTTGCAATGAAGCATTATGATGATATGCTAAGCAGAATAGAAAGTGCACTTGAGGAATCGTGTGAAACACTTATGCAACAGGGATTTATACAGGCAAAAGACATGAAAAAAAGGATTTTAGAGGTGCGAAAGCCGGCGTGGATGTAAAGAAATATTGACCTTGTTTTATTAGTATATTTCATAAGCGTTAGTATTGTAAAAAAAGATGGTGATGATATAATAAAAACGTGTTAGACACTTGATGTTATGTGTAGTGTGATAATGTCAGAATCAGGCAAAGTCAACGACAGGACAACATTGTAGAAAATAACATATTTCAAAAAATAATATTGGTAAGCATAATAATATTTAGGTAATAGCGTGTAATAGGCTAATTTGAAATCATTACTGAACATTACATGACATAGTGAAATATATTATTAAACGGAAGAATTTCGTGGGTAATAACCCAATGGTTGGTGCTACAGTAGCAGTTGCCGTTTCTGTTCAGCAGGCTTCTGATGAGGGCAAATTCTAAATAGAAAGCTTGATTTTATAGGCTTTTTGGAGAGTCTTTGGAGAAATCCGAAGGCTCTCTTATTTTTTATGTCTACCAAGTTTACGTGTTAATCCTAAGCCAAAGTCTACGAGATGTCTACAGATTTTTTGTAGAACATAAAATTTTGGATTGACATATTTTCACATGACAGGTAATATAATATTAAAGACAGACAACTTGAGTGTCTGCCAAGCGGTAAAGTAAGGTGTTGTGCCAGAGAGCAGTGCCTTATGAGCTTTATAAGGGTTTAACATTTACCACAATCTGGCTAGAGGTTAATCCTCGAAAGAAAATGTTAGAAGGGCTCTGCTTTTGCAGAGCCTTTCTTAATCTAAAGAAGTAGTGGAGAACTGTAATGAGAAATGTTATAGATTGTATAAATGCCTTTATTCCGCTATTATCGACAGAATACGAGCTTGTGTTGGGCCGAAAAAGTGTTGCAGTTACATTAAATTAAAATAATATTTTTTTACATAAGTCATTTGGACTAACAATCCAGATGGCTATTTTTTACTCATTACCAATAATGCTAAAAAGGTATTATCAGAGGCACAGGAGTAATTTTATACCAAGTGTGAGCAGATAAAGTCGCAGGTATCTGAGGTGAAAGAGCAGAAACAGAGGATTTATTTATAGCATTAATCTATTATGGAACAAATTTATTGTTTATTGTTATAGGAAATTACCTGCCAAAGATTAAGCAGAACAATACGATAGGAATCAGGATCGTATTGACATTGCAGGATGAAGAAAACTGGAATGCAACTCATAGCTTTAGTGGAAGGATATGGGGGACATCAGGTATTTTATGTATGCTATGCACATTACATTTGATAAAATCTGTGAGTAAAGAAGCTTGCATAAAAGCTAAGTAAGTTATTAATAAAATTGTGTAATTTATTTCTCATGGAAATTCATCTCCTTTCTGTTTACGATGTCATTATAGAATACGAAAAGAATTATTACTTGCCAAAATAACAGAATATATAGTCAAAAGTTGCTTAATACAGTGACAGGGTAAAATATCCTGCAATACTGCCATTGGTCAGTTTATTTATACAATTTAATATTGGAATATTTTACAACTATGACACAAGTATGCAACATAATAAACGAATGCTTTTGATAGAGTAATGATACACAATATCAGTTACAAAGAAGCAGGAGGGTAAAAAGTGGACATGACACAAAATAAATGTTGCAGACGTGGGGCAAATTTACGTCGAAGGAGACGCAGGCGCAGAAAAATACTGCGGTCTATCATATTTTCCTGTAGTATAATAGCTGTGGCTGTATTTGTGGCTGTTGGAAGCAGTATGATAAGATCAGGTGATGGCAGGACAAATAAATATGATGTTGAAGCCGGAAATAATACATATGATAATGCTGTTATAGAAAATAGCAAAATCTCTGGAAAGAATAAGATACAAAATAATCAGTCGATGCTTGATGATATAATGAACAGTACCCAATATCCAAAACAGCTAAAGGACCTTGCTTTGAAGAATGAAGAGGCACTTGAGTTTGTGTATGATTATCCGGCGGAACATGTGAAGGAACACACAATTGATTTGACAGAAGAAGCGTCTATGGATAGTGTTCCGTTATTTGTGCAGTGGGATAAACGCTGGGGATACGAAAAATATAGCGGCAATTTCTTTGCAGCAAGCGGATGCGGTCCCACTACACTTTCGATGGTAGTGGTATATCTGACGCACAACAGGGAGGCATCACCTATTGCAGTAGCAAAGTATTCAAAGGAAGCCGGTTACAGTGTGGATGGATCGGGAAGTTCATGGACGCTTATAAGTGAAGGCTGCAGGCACTACGGCGTAAAAGCAAAGACAGTGGCGCTGGATGAGAGCAGAATGAAGGCAGAGCTTGATGAAGGACATCCTATTGTGGTAAATGTAGGACCGGGAGATTTTACCGATACAGGACATTTTATGGTTATAACAGGCTACGATGATGAAGGATTTTCAATAAATGATCCAAACAGCATTGAAAAAAGTGGCAAAAGGTGGTTATTCAGAAATATATCATCTCAGATTAGAGCTGTCTGGAGTATGTATGTGTGAGAATATATTTGTATAAGTGCCGGTAAAACATCCTATTATTGAGTTAAATAACAGGGTGTTTTTTACAACTATGACACATCTTTATGCTATAATAATTCTATCATAATCATAGAAGAGGAGCAGCTTATGACCAGTATTCTCATAGTGGAAGATGACAACGACATAAATAATTTAATATGTAACACCCTGAAGGCAGAGGGATATCAATGCGAAAGAGCGTTTGATGGCAAGGAAGGGGCGGACAAAATTGAGCAGAACAGATATGATCTGCTGCTGCTTGATATTATGCTTCCTGAGATAAATGGTTATGAATTGCTTGACTATGTCAGGAGAATTGGGGATACTCCGGTCATAATAATATCTGCTATGGGACAGGTGGATGAAAGGATACGCGGGCTTCGTATGGGCGCGGATGATTACATATGCAAACCATTTCAGATAGGGGAGCTGCTTGCGAGAGTGGAGACCGTATTAAGGCGCACTCAGCGCATGGCAGAGCGTCTGGAAATAGAGGATGTAGCTATAGATCCTAAATCACGTACAGTGACAAAGGCAGGTGAGCAGGTAGAGCTCACAGTAAAAGAATTTGATCTGCTGTATGAGCTTATGAAGAATAAGAATGTTGCACTCAGCAGGCGCAGGCTTTATGAGCTTGTATGGCAGGAGGAGTATACCGGGGAGACGAGGACACTGGACTCACATGTACAAAGACTAAGGAAAAAGCTTGACTGGAATGAAAAGATTGTCACAGTTTTCAGGATTGGCTATCGTCTGGAGGTTCGCGGATGAAATTTTTCTATAAAATGTTTCTTGGAATGACAGTTATACTTGCTGTTGCCCTTGGAATGATAGAATATGTGACTCTATCATATTCGCTGGAGCATGCAGTGAAAAGGGAGCAGGACAGTGCACTTTCACAGCATCAGATGATAAAATACTCGATTGAAACTGTCATACTTAATATGAAGAGTGAGGATGTGGATAAGGAGCTTACAGATATGATGTCGCAGTCGGCAAAATCCATTGTTGGAGATGAAGGAGGAATGTATCTTGCTGATGATGATGGAAAAAGGATATATGCCAATTCATGTAATTATGAGCAAAAGGATATAAAGGTAAAGGATGGTACGCTTACATACAGTATAGTGTCAAAAGAGAATACTAAAGATACCGGTGAAAAGCAAAGCGGCAGATATATCCATGTCAAAAGCAGCTTTAAACTGAATGATAACAGGTATATTCTGATAACGGAAAGTGATATTACACCGGTTTTCGATGAGTCAAAGGAGCTTAGGTATAGATGCAGCGTGTACTACATTGTTATACTTGCTGTTGGTATGATGGTCATATTGATACTTTCCTGGATGATTACAAAGCCCCTTGCCGGATTAACAGCCACAACCAAAAAATTTGCAGATGGTGATTACACAGCAAGAAGTGATGTAAAGACAAAGGATGAAATAGGTGAGCTTGCGAGGGCTTTCAACGAGCTTGCGAAAAACCTTGAAAGCAAAGTTTATGAACTTCAGATGGCGGCAAAGAAGCAGGAGGATTTTACTGCAAACTTCGCACATGAGCTCAAAACCCCAATGACATCAATTATAGGATATGCCGATACCCTGTATCAGAAAAAAATGTCCGAGGATGAGGTGCACAGTGCTGCCGGAGTCATACTGAATGAGGGCATGAGGCTTGAAGCATTATCATTTAAGCTGCTGGAGCTTATTACTCTTGATAAAAATGATTTCAGGCTTGAAGAGACAAGAGTATCTGAGATTATAGCAGATTGTGTGGAAACCGCACATGAAGCGGCAAGAAAGCATAATACAGAGATTGTGTACAGTGCGGATGAGGCATGGGTGTGGCTGGAATATGATCTGTTTAAGACCATGCTTCTTAATCTGATAGACAATGCAGTGAAATCAGGAGGCAGCAAGGTAGATGTATCAGGCAGACTTATTTCGCACAGTATTTATCGTATTGCAGTTTCGGACAATGGAAGAGGAATACCGCCTGAGGATATAGAGCGCATTACAGAGGCTTTTTATATGGTTGACAAGTCACGATCAAGAAGTGAGCATGGAGCAGGGCTTGGGCTTGCACTTGTATCAAGGATTGCTAAGCTGCATGATACAAAAATCCATTATGAGAGTGAGTCAGGTAAAGGAACCAGGGTGTATTTTGACATGAAAGCGGAGGCATTGGATGAGAAGTAAGCATTTATCAGTGCGCAAATGTATTGATAAAAAACCGGATAAAATCAAGGGAATAGTGTGTATATGCATTATTCTGGTAGTTGTATGTGCGGGAAATATGATACCGAATTATCTGATTTCACTTAAAGCAGCAAAAATTGCCAAAACGAGTACTACGATAAGCAACGCAGATATAAGCCCCTACAGCCACTCTATTTCAGCTGAAGAGAGGCTTACAAAGATGATGTCTCTGATGCAGGATAATGTAAATGAGCTGTGGAATGGGAAATATAGTGAGAAAAGGGAACCGTTGGATACTGAGATTCCGGTGGGACAGGCTTATACGGCTATTCAGACTTTTCTGAAGGGTGCCTGTGAGTTGCAGAAGCAGTCAGGTATTATGCAGATGCTCGGTGAAGACGATATAGTTATGCTCCAAAGCCTTGAAAGTAACTATTCAAAGGATACAGACAGCGAAACAGAACAGACATATGAAGCAGCTCCTTGGCAATATGGTGCAGCAGTTGCTTTGGATGATGGTATTGACAACACAATATCAGATTATTTTGTAACATCGGATATAAGCAAGGAATTATCGGCGTGGATATTTATAATTTCATTTGAAGATACGAGAATGCTGGCCGCTGTTGATGCGGTGCTTGGTGTACCGTTTTATATTACATATTATTGTGCAGATGTGGATAGTCCTAAGGCACAGGCTGCAGTGATGAGAGATTTATATGCAAAGACATATGGCAGCGATTATTCTATGGGTGATCCAAAAGAGTCTGAATCAAAAATAGATTCTTCCTTTGAGACAAATATAATAGAGAATTTTTATTATGGGAATAATTATACGCAAGGGGATGATGAATATACCGGTTTTGAACCTTATGTATACTCTTGTTCATCGGACAAGCTGCAGATGGAATATCAGGTTATTACAAGAATCCAAAGATTTGAAAAAAAGGGAAAGCAAGTTTCATCATATAATTCGCGTATTAATATATGTCTATACTAACCGGACTAAAAAGCTCTCTGTGCAATGCACGGGAGCTTTTTATATGTAGACCTCTATTAATTTGTGCTGTCTGCATCAATTACAGACTGAAAGAAGCAGGAGAAAATTTTGACCCTCATTTCATAATAATTATAACAGTATCATTTAGTGCATGATTTGTACAATTTATTACATTGCTCTTTGCAATGGTTTTGTTATATCTTAGATATAACAAAGCAGTTATTGTTCTCGGTTTTATATATTAATAATTGGAAAGTGAGGAAAAATATGAACGCTGATATGAAATGGCTTGATAATCCGGAAGTGTTTAAGGTAAATCAATTGGAACCACATAGTGATCATTGCTATTATCTGGATTATTCAGACATGAAAAAAGAAAAAAATCCATTATTACAGTCATTAAATGGTCAATGGGAGTTTGTTTACAGCAAAAATGTGATGGAAAGACCTGTTGATTTTTATAAGGAAACATTTGATGCATCAGGATTCGATAAAATTATGGTTCCCGGACATATTGAACTGGCTGGATATGATAAAATACGTTACATCAACACTATGTATCCGTGGGAAGGAAAAGAGTACCACAGAGGAGCATATAGTATGCAGGCAACCGGAGCAGAAGAAGGAATGTTCTCAGAAGCACAGTACAATCCGGTAGGCTCTTATATCAAATACTTTGATTTGGATAAGAACATGTGTGGAAAAAGAATACATATATGCTTCGAAGGTGTAGAAGAAGCTATGTATCTGTGGCTTAATGGTCAGTTTATAGGTTATGCAGAGGACAGCTTCACACCATCTGAGTTTGATCTGACACCATATATTAAGGAAAAGGGAAATGTTCTGGCAGTGCAGGTACATAAGATGAGCACGGCGGCATTTTTAGAGGATCAGGATTTTTTCAGATTTTTTGGAATTTTCAGAAATGTTACTTTGAAGGCAATTCCGGATGTTCATCTGGAGGATGTATGGTTCAAACCTGTGTTAAATCAAGATAATGAAAGCGGAAGCGTATCTGTCAGCATGAAGGTATCTGCTACTGGCAGTCAGAATGTAACTGCTGGCTTTATTTTAAAAGACAGAGAAGAAAATATATTAGTAGAGAAGTCATTACAGTTAAATAAAGAAAACGACCATTTGGAAGGGACGATTTGTGTTGACTTGGAAAGAGTCAAGCTGTGGGACAATCATAATCCATATTTATATCATGCTTATGTTGAGCTTAAAGCAGAGGATGGTTCACTGGCCGAGGTAATTCCTTATGATATCGGTTTCAGAAGAATAGAGATTATAGATAAAGTAGTCTATTTGAATGGAAAACGTCTTATTATCACGGGAGTAAACCGTCATGAGTGGAATGCAAGAACCGGAAGATGTATTGGTATAGAAGACATGAAGGCAGATATATCATGTATGTTAAGAAACAATATTAATTCTGTGCGTACCTGTCACTATCCTGACCAGATACCATGGTACTATATGTGCGACGATGCAGGTATTTATGTGATGGCAGAAACAAATCTTGAGAGCCATGGCTCATTCCAAAAACTTGGGGCAATCGAACCGTCATGCAATGTACCGGGATCTATTCCACAGTGGAGAGATGCAGTGCTTGAGCGTGCAAAAAACAATTTCGAAACTTTTAAAAACCATACATCCATCCTTTTCTGGTCATTAGGAAATGAATCCTATGCAGGAGACGACATTGAGGCAATGAACGTTTATTTTGCCGAAAAGAAGGATGGAAGATTAGTTCATTATGAAAGCGCTTATTATAATAGGGCATATGAGGATACTATTTCTGATTTTGAGACCAGAATGTATGCAAAACCGGAGGATGTAGAGGAATACTTGAATAACAGTCCGAAAAAACCGTATATTTTATGCGAATTCATGCATGATATGGGAAATTCAATGGGTGGACTTGGCTCTTATATGAAGCTGATTGACAAATACGATATGTATCATGGCGGATTTATATGGGATTTTATTGACCAGGCAATTATGGTAAAAGATTCCGTTACAGGAAAAGATGTTTTACGCTATGGCGGAGATTTTGATGATAAACCGGCAGACTATGAGTTCTCAGCAAATGGAATTGTATTTGCTGACAGGAAAGAAAAACCGGCAATGCAGGAAGTGAGGTATTACTATGGCTTATACAGATAAATTAAGAGTGGTCTATGGTGACTATACATTAGGTGTACATGGTGAAGGCTTTGATTATATTTTCTCTTATGCACAGGGTGGACTGGAATCTATCGTTAAAAATGGATATGAGTGGCTGTATCGCTGCCCAAAGCCTACTTTCTGGAGAGCGTTGACAGATAATGACAGGGGAAGCAAGTTTCATATTAAAAGCGGAAGCTGGCTTTCGGCAGATATGTTTATTGACTGTAAGGGAATACAGGTGATCATGGATGGCAAGGAGCAAAACCCATATGCACCTGATAATAACAGCTATGGCGGTGATGTTTATGCTGATGAAATTATTGTAAAATATACATACGAGACCATAACAACTCCGGCGACAACTGTTCTTGTGAGCTATAGCGTTGATGCGTCCGGAAAGATTCGCGTGGATGTACATTATAATGGAGTACAGGGGCTCCCTGAATTTCCTGTATTTGGAATGAGATTTATTATGCCAACATTGGCTGACAAATATTTATATAAGGGACTCTCCGGGGAAACATATCCTGACAGAAAAGCAGGTGCACAAGAAGGCGTCTATGAGATAGGTGATCTGAGTCTTACACAATATCTTGTTCCGCAGGAATGTGGTATGAGAATGGATACAGAGTGGCTTGAAATTACAAGACATATGGCTCTTGATAACAGCAGGACAGATAGCTCGTCACAGACACTGCGCATTGAAAAGAATGATGAAAAATTTGCATTTTCTTGTCTGCCTTATACCGCATCTGAGATTGAAAACGCTCTTCACCATGAAGAACTGCCACCGGCAAGAAGAACTGTTTTATGCATATATGGCGCAGTAAGAGGTGTTGGAGGTATCGACAGCTGGGGAACTGATGTGGAAGAGGATTATCGTATCAGTGCGGAGACTGATAAGGATTATTCTTTTACAATCTGTTAGTCATTCATTAAAAAGATAAGTATCCGGATAAAGCAGGAGCATTTGCTCCTGCTTTTGTCTTTTTATTATGTATTTCTGGCTCTGTATTCAGAAGGAGAACATCCTTTTTGTTTATGGAACAATCGACTGAAGTATAGTGGATTATTGTATCCGACAATGCCTGCAATCTCGTTTATAGAGTAGGATGTCGTTTCGAGCAACACCTGAGCATTTGTCATCCTGAGTGATGTGATAAATTGTATTGGTGTGCTACCTGTGTATTTTTTAAAGCTTCGAATAAACCAGCTTATGCTCATACCAATTGATGAAGCATATTCCTCCACGTTAATAGCGCGGTTGTAGTTTGTATTGAAATATGTAATGGCTGTATCCATCTGGCTGTCAAGGAATTCATTTCTGATTACATGCTCAGTTGTTATTTTACGGTTAAATATAATCAAAAGGTGTCGTAGCAAAAGCATGAGCATTTCCTCATAATTGTCCTGACATCTTTGAAGCTCTGTAATAATCCTTTTGAAAACCTGTTCATATTCAAGAGATGTTCCAACATTAAAGACTCTTTTATTGTCTGTAAATCCGTATTTTCTTAAAGTGTTTTTTACGTCGCTTCCGGTAAAGTGAATCCAATATATCTGAGTCTTATCCTTACCATAAAATTCATATTTTTGAAGCTCTTTTGGGCGAAATAACACTATATGTCCTGCTGGAATGATTGTCTCATTTTCAGGATTGTCAAAGTGGAAATGAACAAGACCGGATGATATGTATATAATCTGGTAATCCAGTCTTCCCCTGGGCCTGTATGTAGGCATCTTAGGATGCTGTGACAGGCGATAGGTTCCGCAGCTTCCTACAATCAGAGGGCGGCTTTTATCTTTAAAATCTTTATGTGAATGATTCAAATATCCCGTGTTAATATACATTACACACCTCCATTCGAATTATAGCATTTTATGCATGCTTTGTCTATTTGCATTTATGGACAAAATGTTTAGAGCATGATATTGTGTATTGATTACGTTTCAAATGGAATTGAGTCAAATAGCTGTGAAACCGTAGTGTTTGAAAAGTATCATTTTGTGCATATTACAGCCTATTATGTTTATAGACAAAATTTGCACAAATATATAAAATTGGTATAGCTGTTAAAGATAAAACAAAGTAATTAATTGGAGGTTTCTCATGGAAGAAAAGACGTACTTAAAGTGGTACAACAAAATTGGTTATGGTTCCGGTGATATTGCAGGAAATGTAGTATATGCATTCCTGACATCCTTTGTTATGGTATATCTTACAGATACTATAGGACTTGCATCGGGAATCGTTGGAACATTAATCGCAGCATCTAAATTATTTGATGGTTTTACAGATGTTTTCTTTGGGTCACTTATTGATAAAACACATACAAAGCTCGGAAAAGCAAGACCTTGGATGATTTATGGCTATATAGGTTGTGCTTTGACACTTGTAGCAGTTTTTGCAATTCCTACAAGCTGGGGCAGGACTGCTCAGTATGCATGGTTCTTTATAGCATATACATTATTGAATGGTGTATTTTATACAGCAAATAATATTGCATATTCTGCACTTACTTCGCTGGTAACAAAGAACAGCAAAGAGCGTGTACAGATGGGCTCTTACCGTTTTATTTTTGCCTTTTCAACCAGTCTTATAATTCAGTCTATAACAGTTGCATTTGTTGATGTATGCGGTGGAGGTGCTGCTGCATGGAGATTTGTAGCTATTATTTATGCTTTGATAGGCCTTGTAGTAAATACAATTTCAGGATTGTCGGTTAAGGAGCTTCCGGAAGAGGAGCTTAACTCCGGAATAGAGAACGATGAAGAAAAGAAGTATGGTCTTGTTCAGGCATTTAAGCTGCTTGTTAAAAATAAGTACTATATGATGATTTGTGGAACTTATATTTTGCAGCAGTTATACAGTGCTATGATTGGTGCAGGTATTTATTATTGTACATGGGTTCTTAAGAATAAAAATCTGTTTGGTGTATTTGCGTGGGCTGTAAATATTCCTCTTATAATAGCACTTATTTTCACACCAACTCTTGTCGGAAAGTGGAAAGGAATGTATAAGCTTAATAAACGTGGATATATTCTGGCTACGATAGCAAGAGCACTTGTGATTGTAGCAGGATACATGGGAAGCGTTCCACTGATGATGCTGTTTACTGCAGTTGCAGCATTAGGACAGGGACCTTGGCAGGGAGACATGAATGCAGTAATTGCCGAGTGCTCTGAGTATACTTACCTGACTCAGGGAAAGAGAGTAGATGGAACTATGTATTCATGCACATCACTTGGAATCAAAATTGGTGGTGGAATTGGAACAGCTATTGTAGGATGGCTGCTTGAAATCAGTGGTTATGTAGGTACAAATGCGACTCAGCCGGCATCTGCAATTATTATGCTTCAGGTAATGTATTTATGGTTACCATTTGTATTTGAGATTCTTATTACAATTCTTCTTTCAAAGATGAATGTAGAAGCTGCAAATGAAAAGCTTAGAAGAGAAAAAGGAATTGAATAATTATCGTATAATATGGGAGAGATGATCTGAGTGCATTTAACGTATGAAAATACAAATGAAGAGATTATTGCAGTAAAGCGGAAACCACGGCACCAGCCACCACATCTGCATAATGCAATGGAAATTGTATGTGTTACGAAAGGAACATTAGAGCTTGGTGTAGGACAGGAGCTGTATCACATGGAAACAGGTGATATAGGAGTAGTATTTCCTGATGTTATACATCATTATCAGGTGTTTTCGTCAGAAGTCAATGAGGCGGTTTTTATTAATGCTCCACAAATGATTTTTGGTAGATTTGAAAATGTACTGCGGAATAATGCTCCACAATATCCTGTTGTAAAAAGTGATGTTATTCCGGATGAAGTGTACAGAGCAGTGGAATCCATAATAGATACCGGGCAGAATGATATATGGGTTGTTCAAGCTTATTTACAGATTATACTTGCAAGATGTATTCCGATGATGAAATTGGTGGAAAAGAGCAAAATTGGCAGCGATGATATAATATACCGTACCGTATCATATATTTCTGCCAATTTTAATAAGAGTATATCGCTTGATGGAATGGCACATGACCTTGGCGTGAGCAAATTTTCATTATCCAGATTGTTTTCAAAGACATTTCACAGCAGTTTTAATCAATATGTGAATGAGGCGCGTCTGGGGTATGCCTGTCAGAGAATTGAAACTACAGATGATACCCTGACAGAAATCTCGATGGACAGTGGTTTTGGAAGTCTTAGAACCTTTAATCGTGTTTTTAAAGAAAAATATAGATTGACACCAAGCGAGTATAGAAATAAATTACAAATTTGACTAAAAAGCTCTCTGTGCAATGCACAGGAGCTTTTTTATATGCAGACCTCTATTTATTTGTGCTGTCTGTATCAATTACAGACTGAATCTGCTTCATAAGGGCATCATAGTTGTCCTTGTTATCAATTCCGCCGAGCATTGGTTCGCCTACAATATTGCCATTT